TCACTAGATCATCGTATTTACCACTCAGAGCAGACTTTGCTGCTTTTACTGAATCGATCCAGTTTTCATCATACTTAATTCGTTCTTTATATCCATCACACCACCAAGAGAATTGGCAACGATGACGGATTGGATTGTATATACGTGAGTCAGCTGATAGATTGGGATCTGATCTTGTTTTCCAAGATTCTCTTACTGGACCCTGCTTTACAACCTCGCAGATTGTTTTAGGGTATCTCGGATCTTTGAGACGATTCAGAGTGACAACTCCAACAGCGATCTTTCCTCGCATTGATTCACCTTTACTCTCAAAGTAAATGTTCTCAACTAAGCAAATAAACTCAGGTGACTCTTCGTCTGCTGAAGTAGTAATGCTTGGAATAATTAGAAATGGTAATAGGATTAGGAGAAATATAGCGATACGCAATCGCCTACCAACATCCTTTAAATTCAAACTTTTCATATACTCTTTTCCTTTCGAATTAGATTATATTAGGTTTTGGTTTAAATCAAACGATCTCTCATTCGTACATATTTCAACCAACGATCTCTTGCGTTCTGGGCTGAAATCTTACGTTTCTCAGATGGTTTGCTATAAGTGGCTCGATCACGTATCTCACGCATCAAACCCTCGCGATCAACTTTCTTTTTAAGTCTTCGGATTGCCTTTTCAATGTTATCGTTCTCAACAATTACTTCTCGTCCAGTTTCTCTTGGACGTTCGTAATGAGGTGTTGAAAAACTTTTCTTAGGCGAGTCGAATTTGTTTCTCGACTTGAAGTCTTTTGTGCTTCGAAAGTTTCGATTATATGGCTTCATATTTTTTTCATCAATATAGTTCACGCTCTGAATATTCTTGGGAAGAATATAAAGAACAAATCTTATATGTTATTTAGGTATATTATACTCTAAAAATTCTTAAAAGTAAAGCTTTTTAAACCAAAAGTAGTATAAAAAAAGCTATATAAATCAGTGGTTTAGAGAAGAGTAAATTCACTCTAAAATAGGGTTTAAACCAATTTAAACGTGTTTTGAGAGGGTTTTAAATGATTTTGCTTATAACGTCAACTATTCCAATAATCGCACGTATTCTATGCTCTTCAGCTGTTCTACTTTCGTTCCAATCAAGGAATATTGACTTTGGCATACCTTTAAGAATTGCAATTGTCATTCGAACTCTCGCTTCATCGATATCTTCACCAAGAATGTGATGATTTTCTTTTAATGCATAATCGTTTAAACACTCGATAATTGCTCCCATCACCATATCTCGACTGTATATAAAATCTCGATCGAACATTGTTTGACTTATATCGTGCGTTAAATCTCTTGAATTATTAAAAACTGCAACAGTAAGAGCCACAGTGTTTAAGAGTGATTGATCTTCAAAGTGTTCGAGTATATAAAGTTGTCGTTTGAAGTATTCTGCAAATGCTGGCACTCCCTCAGCATAGTTCATATACCAATCAGGTATTTTTTCTCCACTCGCAGAAGATTGGAAATATGCAGTTTTTTCTGCTGATTGTTTATCGTTCATATTAATATTCCTTGTTTCACTTGTTGTTGTATATTTGTAAAGCAGACCTCTAATCGTTTTTCTAATTCCTCAAAATATATGTCATCAGCGATTAATGGTATGATTGTCTTAATTGTATTCTCGTTTGTTGTTGCTGACATTCCTGCTTTATCAATCTCAGCTAACGAAATGGGTATCGGATTTGGTTCTGGTACAAAAGACTTCCAAACTCCATTCCCAATTACGTTTCTTACGAGTCCTTTACTCTTTAAACGATTACCTATATCATTTAAATTCTTTTCGATTACTTTCGAGTAAGCCATTCGTTCTTTTATTAATTCTATACAACGATTCGCTACTCGTACACCATACATATTTGGTTGCCAAGTATGCCCCCAATTAAATGTAGTCTTTACCTGTTTTAATATTTTATCATTAATTAAACAAGCTGATAATGGTATTAGTCCATTTGTAAGTGCTTTGCCAATTGTCACCATATCAGGTTTAATATTATAAGCTGTATGAGTAAATAATGTTCCTATTTTACCACCATAACCTGCAATATCATCTACGATTAAATTTGCATCATATAACGTAGCAGTTGCACGAAGTAATTGATAAAAGTTATGACTCCATGGAGCAATTGTTTTATTCCATGGATAACTCTCAATTAGAATAGCACCAATATCATTACGACTCTTAAATGTTTGAATTATTTGTTCAAGCACATTTGTTTCATTCGCAATACTATCTTCTGTCGTGTACCAAGTTCTTCCACGTATTGGTACAAAACGACTCTGTCTTTTCTCTACGATATCATTATTCGCACTTCGACAGACAACTGTAGTTCCATGATAACATGGTGGTATTGAAATTATATATCTTTTATTTGGTTCACCTTTATTTGTCCAATATAAATCATTAATATAAAAAGCACACTCATTACCATCTGAACCAGATACAGCATAGGCAATCCCATCCATACCAGCTTCTTTTGTCAGTGTTTCACTTAAACAATCAACAGGCTCTGCGGACTCACCACTATTGCCACGAAGAAAATCTATATCATTCGTTGGTAATAGACTCTTTAATTCTTTATGATTATAACCTAATGTGAATGAACAATTACCAGACTGTATTTCTAAGTTAATACGATTCTCGTAATGAACCCAATATCCATCAGTTCGAATAACTCTCTTAAGATTTTCTGCTGGGCTTATTTCTTTTAATTCGTACATGTTTCATATCACTTCCAGTTAAATATGGAATCTTTATTAATATTTTATTTCGTTTTCTTTTCAATTTTAAGGTCATCTACTTCTTTTATCCATTGGTTAAACTCATTCTCTACTGTGACATTAGAAAACCCTTTATACTTAATTACATATACTTTTTGCCCCCAAACATTTTCACCAAATGCTTTGTATTCTTTTGCAATAAATTCTTTATTCGACTGCCAACTCATTTTCTTTTCTATACTGTTCTCTATAAAATCTAAACATCTCAAGATGACTAACTGGATTTTCAGTAAATATCTGCGTTTCACCACCCTCTACTAAAAATAATAATACAGTTTGTTGTATTGGTTGTCCTTTTAATTCTTTAAACATATGCGCATATGCTGATGCTTGCATAAAGTAGTTTTGAATCCATTTCTTTTCTTTTGGTCTTGATGCTGTTTTAAAATCAATTAAAGAAACTTTATTTTTAAATGTAGCTATACAATCAACTGTACCAGCACATTGCAATTCATGAGAATATAAAGGTGTTTCGAGTGCCATTATATTATCAATTTCATTTAACACTGGTATAAAGTTAGTAAAATCTTGAGACAAAGTTGTTTCTACTAAATCTTCTGTATCATATTCAAATCCATCATTAAGTAAATACTTTTCAGACCATTTATGAATTAAAGTACCACGTGATGATGCTTGTCTTGATATACGATTTGCTTCAGTATTTCCTACTCTAGTTCTCCATTCAACAATACTTGATCTATTTTGTAATGATGTAATGCTTGTCACTGAAGGATATAGATTTCCTGTTGGTGTTTTATAAACTCTACTCCCAGCAGAATCTATTCTTTCTAACTTAGGGAACTCAATTGAAAGATGAGTGAATCTTTTGCTAGGCTGAATATATTTCAAGGATTCTTTTGTATTCAGCTGTTCTTTCAGCAAGTCCATGTGTTCCTCCATTTATTTTCTTTGTCATTATTACTAAATCTCCTGCATCTGCTGTATCATTTAAATTATTTTTATTCCAAAACCAAAGAGCAGATCTTACAGCACCAACATATGTAATTAAATAATCAGGAACTTCTTCTATATTCATTTGTTCACTATTCGCAAATGCTTGATAGTTATTCTTACCTGTTAATTGTATAAGTCCTCTTCCACAATATCTCCAACCATCACCTGATGCTTCATCACCATTCCCCATACGATTAGCATAAACTCTATTTGCGATTGCTTCTGGCTTACGAGCATACTCCATCACATTACTTTCATCAAAGTATTTTGGGAATGTTTTCAATAAACCTTTATCAGAATAATTTAAATTTTCAATCAAAAATTTATATTTTCCAGACTCGTGTGATGTTTGTGCAAGGAAACCAGCAATACGATTTGGGTTTTCAATCATATCTTCTGGCATCGAATCAACCAAGGCATTATACCAGTTTGTTAATACATTTGCATCTGTTAAATATAATGCTTTTCCTAATTTTTCTTCTGTGAATATACTCATTTTTTATTAAACCATTCTGTTAATTTATATCCTAATATAATTGCTACAATAATGATAATAATTAACATTCCTGTTATTTCAGTAGCAAATATAAATTTATCAAACGTTATCATATTTCTGTTGTTTTATTTAAACGACTTCCAGGAGTACGTTTATGTATTTTATTTAATACTTCTTTAAAACCTTTTTTAGCATTTGTTGCTTTTCCAGATACACCAGAAACATTCCATGGTGCAGCAATTCCAGGAAATTTAGTAAAGATTTGTTGGACATCTGGATTTGCTATTAAATAAGGACCAAGTTCATCCATTTTCATTGTTAATGAAAATTCTTTTTTAGTTTTTTTATTTTCAAATGTATAATTAGGCATATAATTTCTTTTCTGTTAGACCTTTAGAATACCATTCAGGTATTGGTCGATTAGTCCATTTAGCAAAATAATTCTTTGCCACTATGTAATAATTATAATAAGAGTAAAGACTATTATTTGGTACAATACATGATGGAAAATGACTCATTGCTGGTGGTGGATCTTTGAATGGAATATTAGGTATGTTAATTGGATTTAATTTTAATACATCTTTTAATTTAATATAAGTACTGTGCATTTTACCATAACGATGAGTATATTCATCTGATAAATGTTTCCATAATTCTTTTAAATATTCATAGTGTGTCACACTCTCACGAACCCATATAGCTGATGGGTGATTCTTCATAGTAGATTTGTATAATGTACTTTCCATTATTGGTTTTGGATGAACCCAAGTGGTGTATTTTCGTTTTGATTTTGTAAGGGTGTTATTTGAAGTTCCGTCGAGTACTCGATGCGCAGTTGACAATAACTGCGCATACTCAATAATCATTTTAACTACATGTTTATCGCAGTGCATTGTCGCACAGATTTTAGGATCTTTATCTAAGTAAAAGATATTCATAGTATAAAATAATAATTATTTTTTGTTATATTTTTCAATTCTAAACATATAATATATTGATATTCCTAACATAATTACAGATAAAATAAGTACTATTACTTCATAAACAAAAAGAGTCATAATAACCTCCTTTGTTAAAAGCAAACCTATTTAGTTAATTCAATTTCCTTTTTGGTAATATTTCAGCAACACCAAATGGTCTTGCTTGTTGTCCAACTTCTACAATTGAATTTAAAAATTTTTGATAATCTAAATCAGTTAAAGCTGATTTATAAAAACGAATAGCGATTGCGAGCATCGTACTTGAAACTAATTGATTGACTTCTGAATTTTTTGAATGTTTAACTATAAGATCCATAGCATTTTTAAATATGTCATCATAAATTTCTTGCTGTAATTGATCGTTTTCTAAACTCATACTGGCTGTCCTGCATCATCATGTTCTAAATTAAAATACTTCTTATCAATTTCCATTACAGCTGTCACTCGCCAATGTTCTGGATTTGTTGCTTCGTTTTTTAAACTATGTTGAATGTCGTGTCCATTGAATGCTACAAACTCACCTGTTTTCCAAATTTTCTTTTCACCATCAAATATTAATGCTTGTTTTTCTGGCTCAGGTATATCAATACCAAAACTTACAGTATATCCTTCAAGTGTAGGATCTCCCATACTTTGACGTATCCAGTCCCACACATATCCATCATGATGCACAGGTAGCATTTTTCCTGGACGTATCATATTGACACATAAATCTATTGCTCCAGGAATATTATAAAATTGAGTAGTAGTTCGTTTCCAAAGATATCTGTCTTCTAATTGTTCGTTTATTTTACGAGCATCAATAAGTGGGATTGCTTTAAACCCACCTCTATTATTAACAGGCATAGAAAATCTATCATCTGCATTAATTGTATCTTCGAATGATCTTTGACTTCGCCATTCAGCATAGTCACTCATTAAAGCAATCATCATAGCACTTAAAGCACTATAATTTGAATAAGATGTAGGATTTCCAAGCCACATAGATTATATTATACTATATTTTTTATTGTTTGTAAAGGGTTTTAATCGTTCCAATGCTTTATATCTGTATCAATTACACAAGAAACACGCCAATTTCCTGTTTTATTCCACACTTTATGCATAAAATCACGTCCATTAAATGCTACTATTTCTTTATTTCCATAAGTTCTTGGATAAGTATCATTTTCAAATTCCATACCACAAACATTCGGATCGTTTGATGGCATATCAATACC